TAAGTAGTAATTAATGTATATATGTAATATTAGTATTATATATTCTATCTTAGTTATATATAGATTTTTTAAAAGCATGACAAATCATATTAACCCCCATAAAACCCCATGACAATCGCGCACACAGGGCCGATCCGTTAGATGCATTACCTGCATTAACTCCATGCATTGCATGACAATATGACATGCATGACAATCGGTCACTGCGTGACCTTTGCTAATACTCCATATACTCCCAATAAAGGAATTGAAACCTTTTGGAGAATTCATAATAATGTCCGGCCTCGATAGATGCCTGCCTTTCCATAATTCTGTACACGATCCAATGTTTCATAATGGTTCTCCTATGTTCCATAATGTAATGTAGGAATGGCCCCTTTCGAGGCCACTCCCATCATTTGCTTGACCGATATTAACCTTGTTCGGCCTCTTCTTTAGCCACTGCTGCCTCGATGAGGCTATCATACATTTCCTGAGTGATAAACCCTCCCATGACCAGAGCGTCGAGACGCTCAGTCTCACTCATCTTTGCCATATCTGCTGCAACGGCTTTCTTCTGCTCTTCGATGGTCATGACCTTGGCCACTCGCTTCGTGAACATGGCCTGACCTATGGTCAATTCCCGGGGATAATCCCCTTTCATGAATTGATCCCAGTTGTTTCGGATCTGCGATTGAATCTCCACTGTGTATGCCTTGAGGGCATACTTCAGCATTGTGGCGTCATCGCATTTCTCCACATTCACCACGACGTCGAATACATTACCAGCCAACTTCTCCTCGTTGTTCATTGCGATCTTGAATTTCATTTCCATGATGTTCTCCATTAGTTGTGGGTTGTGGCCTTATGGCCTATGCTACATAATACTTGTCATCTTTGAACCATACTTCACCGGAAAACCTTTTCACTCTCATAAGGGCATTGGCATATACCCATCGTTGCAGTGCCCATTGATGCAGGTCACCATTGTTGCATTTGAAGAAATGCTGTAACCTCTTCGACATATATGCTTCAGTATACACCTTCTTCATAATATCCTCCAGTTGTTGTTTGATGTAATTCGCCTCACATGATTCCATTATACACCATTGCCACCCAGGTGTCAACTCCATGTATCACCCATGGCGATGCGAAGGGGTGCGATGGGGGAAAGCTAGTGGGCGACGCATTAGAACCCCTTGTTTACATTGTGTGCAAGAATTCGATTAGGCACCATTTGGTGTAAATGAATCTTCTACGTTACAAAATGTAATATAGGGAATGGAATCTTCTATGTTACAATATGGAACATAGCAACCATCCCTGGTCATGGACCCGAACACTGAGGTGTTCCACCTATGGATCGGAACGAGTGTGCGAGCAAACGCTGGCCAGTGGGCCAGGTGCGGAACGAGCGACAGCGAGCAGACAGAGGCCACTCCCATCAGGATTCCAACCATGAGGATGATTATGTGAAGACCGGAGGTCTCAGGATTGGTGATCTAGTCCTCTCTAATATACCATTTACTTCATTGACAATACCAGGACAGCCTGGTACAATTCCCATATAGGCAGGAATTTTACCTAAATCAGAGGCCCACTATGTTAGATACCATATCCTACGATTATACTACCACTTCAGGAGAGCTTAAGACATACTCCTATCCTAAAGCCCGCTATTCTGATCCAACCCGTCCTGATAGACGTACTGCAAAGTCTGAGGGCAGAAAGAAGCAGGGATGGCAGATTTCTGAGATGTGGGATAGTCATCATGAGATTGCTAGAAGACTGGTCCTAGGACAGTCATCTAAAGATATCGCTGAGGCGATGGGCTGTTCCCCTGCAACTGTATCTCATGTGAAGAACTCTCCAGTGGTTAAGGATAAGTTGTCCATAATGCGTGCTGCACGGGATGCCGGCACAGTGGACTTGGCTCGGGAGATTGCAGACCTAGCTCCTCTTGCCATACAGAGGATCAAAGAGGTCTTGGAGGCAGGCTCCGTGCTGGGCAAGGAGGCCTCTGCATCTGTAATCTTGAAGGAGGCTAATGGTCTCCTGGATAGGGAAATGGGTAAGGCCATTCAGCGGGTTGACACCCGTGGTATTCATGCCCATCTTTCGATGGAAGACCTTGACAGGATTAAGCAGAGGGCCCAAGAACTAGCGGGTCTCAACGAATAGCCCATCACATACAGTGATGTCAGTGGGCCCCACCGCCCCCCCCCCCCCCCGCATGGGCAAGGGCCGCTTCCTTTAGGGTCCACACTATCTTTGGAGGAATCAAGATGAATCTTTACTTTGCAGCCGTTCTTACACTTTCCCTTATCATGGGAACTGTTAGTGGATGTTCCTCCAGTATCAATTTTACTGATATTGCTTTCCAGCAGAAGGTAGATGGCTCGGGGACGGGGACCATGAAGACAGATGCTGCCGGTCTCACCAATTCAGCATCACCAACTCAGGATGCAAGTGGTAGCGCAGCTACCCAGGGGGCGATGGCCGCACTGGAGGGAATCAAGGACTCTGTGGCCAAGTATCTTCCAGTAGCCACATCTTCTACCGACAACTCAGTAGTATCCTCAGTTCCCACCGCGCCCGCGGCCCCAGTGAATCTTCCAACCGCCCCTGAAGTGAAACCTCCCACTACTCCTCCTAGCGAGGATCCTGTGATTGAGGATGGTGAGGTTAGTGTTCCCACTCCAGGCGTGAGTGAATCCCTAGAGTATAATTCCAAGGAGTCCTATAATTCGTACGGAGTACGAAATGGTAGGCAGGCTTGGCGCATTAACAAGAAGGGAACTTCCTTCGGACCTGGACCCATTAAGTTTGTGTTCTCCTCTGGAAGGGAATATACTGTGCCCAACACTTCTAAGAACTGCCGAGGGGATAATCCAGCTACCTGTGATATACCATCAGATAAGAATAAAGATGGCTTCGTCTATAAGCCCGGCATAGGACCTAATGGTGAAGGTGACAGTGATACTGGAACATCTCATGGCGGAGTGTACCTCCACGCTCCCTGGAAAGATTCCAGTACCTCTGTCACTGTCTATTATAATAATTAGGTCGGAGATGGTAGTTGAGTGCGAAATGTGTGGCTTCCATTACATTGGAGGGTTCTGCCCCATCTGTGGCTGGCCCTCTGATAATGACGACTGTGAGGATTAGATCATGAGAGTCATAGCTGAGGACAGTCTGCATATGAGTGACAGGGATGAGAATGGTCTCCATGGGGTTAAAGATAGGTACTGCAACATGGAAACTCCTTGCTTCTCCTTTGACTCTAATGGCCGCTCCGGAGAAGGTTGTGAACACTTCAAGAAACTCCCTACGGGTGTTAAAGTGTGTACGAAATGAACTTTGTCAAACTCTCTCATTGGGGTGCCGACCTTATGGTCCCCGAATTCCTAGTCCCACTTTGGCCTCATGACTTGCCCCCCGAGGCATGGCCTACCTTCTGTGGCGCTGGATCTGGTTGGGGCAACGCAATAGTTCCAGACAAGATAGGTAAAGCATACCTTAACCCGGCTGGATTGTGTCACGATGTGGAGTGGGCCTGTTCAGAGAAGAACCTGTCAGCGTTTATGGGAGCTAATGGGAGATTCTTCTTGAATTGTGTAGCTCTCATCTTGGCATCAGATTTGGACCTATGGCCTAAGATCAAAGTTATGACCACTGTCAGCGGTCTATACTTCACTGCAGTCAGCACCATGGGAGTTCTATTCTTCTCTTGGTTCTCTAAATCCCGCAAGGAAGATGTTGACCCACTACAGAACTCCGTTGTAAAGGACCGTCTGAAGAAGTTGGCTACAGCACGAAATAAGCATTGGGCAAAGATCCTCGATACTCGATTACCTGACAGTGAAGATACCCTCTACCGTGAAGATGAAAGGACAATCTAATGACCGAAGAATTAGAGGTGTATGCTGGACACGGTTTCAGTGATCGGGCAGGATCTAGACGGAGATTTAACTTGACTAATGAGGATCTTGAGGCAATCACTGCTATCGTTGAAGCGGTAGTCTACAAGCAGCAGCACACTGACATGAATTGCCGCTTTGCTGCCATCCAACCAGGTGACCTCAAAGCTATGGTGGATGCACATAAGAGATTCACCATTATGATGGATGATAATAGGACGGTGGTTAGAAGGTTCGTTCTAGTCCTCATTCTAACAGGTGTGGCTGGTACCACTATTTATGGATATTGGGCAAAGTTCACTGATGCAATTAAGAAAGTAGTGGCAGGAGGATGAGGGATGTCACCATTACTCAAGCGCCAACAGGAGTTCACTCACCTCTTGGCCCAACTCTTCATCTTCATCCACAACAGTGGATATGAATTCACCTTAGGTGATGCCTACAGAAGTGCAGACACTCCTTACGGGATGCCAAACTCTCTCCATAAGCTGAGATTGGCTCTAGATATTAACCTCTTCAAGGGTGATGAGTACCTTAGGTCTACAGAAGATCATCGTAAGGTGGGTGAGTACTGGGAGTCTATTGGAGGTAGTTGGGGAGGAAGATTCCACGACGGCAATCATTACTCCTTGGAGTACCGAGGTATTAGATAAACAATATTGCTACGTTACAATTTGTAATATAGCAAATCAAATTTAGAGTGAGGTAAGGGTATGGCCGAAACTACTTGGGTTGATGGAGTTGCAGGGGCAGTAGATTCTGATCCCGTGGTTATGACAGCCAATACTGTCATCAATCTCTACAGTGTTACCCATGAGGATATTCTGAGACTTCTCAAACAGGGTCCAGACACTGAGTATTATCCTCATGTAGTGGATGGGACCCCAAGGATTGGGAACATCAACTCCTCCTTCATCCTGTTGACTCCCGGCACTTACAAGATTGTAGGGACCTCTGCTAGTCCTATCTATGTTACTTATGAAGCACTCTAATAGGGTGGGATGATGTTAGCCATTTCTAAAGCAATCTCCAAGAGTATTGGTAAGCCAGTTGCTCGTGGCAACAGAGTGGGCACCCTTACTCCACAACCTGACCTAACTAATCTCTTGGCATGGTATAAGACTACTGTCAGTGATGGTAAGCTTATTGCGTTTAAGCCAGAGGCTAACCACACCACCCAGCAAGTCAAGAGCAGCGGCTTCTCAGGCGCAGCAGGCGATTACCCAGTAACCGGCCTGCTCACCACCGATGTAATCACATTCTCCGGGCCGACTGGTCCCAGTTGCACCGTCAACGGCACCCTGTCATTCCCCGCTGATCCTAATTGTTGGGACATCTGGGTGCATCGGGATGGCGAGGTCTGGGCGTACTGGCCGGGCATCAATGTCGGCCAGGCGACCGAGCTTGACGCGAGCGGTAATGGTCATCACCTGACAGGGTTGGTGGGTACGACGATTACTGAGCGGGTGGACGGGAGCGGGACGAATTGGGCGAATGAGACGGGGTACAGTGACAGGGAGAATCTTTGTCCTCGGTCGAATCCATCACCCACAACTGGATGGAATATCGGAGTAGGAGCAAATCTCACTGCTGTGGCCGACGGGTATCAGGTGGCGGTTGTAGATAATTTCGCAATATCTCCTCCAAATGCTGTACTGGCATCTGGTGAGGTAATTACAGTCAGGATTAAATTGAGGGCACTGGCGGGGCAGTCCGGGACGATAAAAATAGGCAATTACAACGGCAACGCCTCACCGTCATTGGTCTACCCGAACCTCACCGACCAGTGGCAAACCTACGAATATCAGCAAACAATGACCTCTGGGATTGGATTTGCCCCTGCACTCAGGTCAGGCGGTACGTTGGCGGCGTGTGTTTTCAAGGACATCCAGGTGACACGAGATGCAGCCAGGGGATATGTCGAGACAACGGGAACCAAGATCTCTGGCAGGCAACCTGCTGCTGCCGTCATATCCACAGGAGATATCAGGCTCGGGCTATTCTCAGATTTCCATTACTCTGCTGATGGCAATGGGGGGAGCGGGCATGATACGAATCTCAGTACACTGATTAGCCAATGGAATGCACTATCAGTATCGGCTGTCCTGGGTCTTGGGGATATGTGGCATGGAGATGATTGGCCTGGGAATGCCGAGATGATTGTCGATGTGGATCACGTCGAAAGCCTGCTAGAATCGCTAAACACATCGGCAATAGCATTTGTTACTGGCAATCACGAAGACCCTCGAACCTTTGCGCTCTGGGAAAACTCGCAGTATGCTAGGGAAAATTTTACTCTCGATGTTGGCGCGAACTATAGGATAATCGGGTTTTTCAATTCTGATGAGCCTTATTTTTCAGCCCGCGCTGCAACTCTGACATGGCTGGAATCCGCACTTGCACAAGCCAAAATAGACAGCAAAAAAATCATCGTTTGCACTCATGCGCGGATTGATCAGAATTACCCCGGCACGCCGATAAATTTCACTACACCACCAGCCTCTCCAGGAGTGGTAACACCATCAGCGACTACAGGCACAGGCGTGGTCGTTACAGCAGACACTCCAGTGTTTGCTCTCGCCGATGTTGGGCGATACTTGTTTATAAAACAGGGAACAGCGTGGGGGCAGTCAATAATCACTGGATTCACTGATACCACACACGTGACTGTTGATGTTATTCAGGATTTTGCCTCAACTGCCGCCTCCACCTCTTGGGGTTTTGAGGGCTATTCAGGTTTTTGCTATAACGCCGATGATTGCCGGACTGTTATCAACGCTGCAATAGATGCCGGATGCCCGGTGCTTGCGGTCCTGCAGGGCCATACTCACGCATATGCTTATATGTCCAACGTTGACAGCAGGGCCAACTACTGGACAATCCCAGCCAGCAACACGGCAGCGGCGGGATATATGATGGTCATCGCTGGTGATGATGTGCATATGTACGGCAACGCAAGCGCAGTTGCCAATACCTCTGGACTTGATGTGCTTGGTAACTCGCTGCAATACCCCGGCCCCCTCGGCATAGACGCTACAGTCACAGCAGGCACCGTCTACCCAGCCATCACCATCCAGGCCCCCCTCGGCGCGGAGTTTCAAAAACTTGACGCGTTTACTGGCGAGGCTGAGGTTGATCTGGAGACGTTTGTGCCTGATGAGTTTGTGCGGACTGGGCCTAATGGGACACTGGTCTATAGCGCGGCGAGGGATGCTGCGGGGATTTTGAGGGCTGACAAGGTGGTGGGGGCGTGAACAGCATAATCAACACCCTGCTCGTCATCCTCGCTGTCGAACTGGCGGCGGTGCTGTGGGCGATTACTGGGCCGATGTGATAGAAAGAATGTATTCCTTCATTACATTTTGTAACATAGCAAAATTCAACTTAGGTGAGATATGGCAACTTACAATAAATTCCAGGACTTCGTAGAGCAGTTGGCCAAGGGTAAGCATGACTTCTCAGCACATACTTTCAAGGTGGCCTTGACTAACACTCTTCCAGTCAATACTCAAACTTCCTTCGATCCGGTTACCAACCATGCTGCACCAGCTGCAGCTAATGGGTACACTACTGGAGGCTCTGCTACCACGATCACTACTGCCGAAGCCAGTGGTACTATGACTATTTCTGGAACACAGGTAGTATTCACGGCAACTCCTGGTGGAATTGGCCCCTTCCGTTATGCAGTGCTTTACAACGATAGTGCTACCTCTCCGGCTGATGCCCTCATTGCTTGGTGGGACTACGGCTCCTCGATCACTCTGAATGACACTGAGACTTTTACGGTGAAGTTCAACAATGCATCTCCTGGCACTATTATGACTGTGGCCTAAATCATGTCTGATATTACTGATATACTAAGTGACATAGTCACAGATTCCGAAGAAGGTGCCATCACTTCTCTTGGTGACTATGTACTTAATGCAGCCCTGAGGGCTTTCTTAGTCACGGGATCTTCAGCACAGCTATTTAGACCTGGGGTGGCCTATTCTCTTGTGGCATCTCCAGGAGTCAAAAGTATTACAGGTTCTCCAGTTACAGTAGTTAGGAAGTATGTCCCTAGCACCTCTGTTGCAGAATTTAGTACTCTTGGAAGTTCTGCTGAGCTTTTGGCGGTGGGAGTGACTCCTCTCTTACTGTATGCAAATCCAGAAGGGTTGAGTGTTGAAGGAGCCTCTGCTTCATTAGTAGCAGAGCGTATAGTTGAGTTCGAGACTGAGTCTCATAATACCTCAGGGATAAATGCCATCCTCACCAAGGCAGGAATCCTCCAAGCAGAGTCTGGAGCCCTAATAGTAACTGGTACTGCTGTATCAGCAAGTGGTACTGCTTTCATGGAAGCTTTCGGAGCTTATGTGGAAGTGGTAGGGTCTACTGCTGATCTAACCCTTACTAGTGTGTGGGATCTCTTTGCAGCACCAGGCTCCTATGTTACTAGTGGTGCTGATCTGAGTGTAGTGTGGCCCTATGAGTTGAATGCTCTAGGTGGAACTTATGTAGTGAGTGGATCTCTAATGTATATCAATAGGTCCTCAGATATATCTAGGGGCAATCGGTACCATCTTAAGGATGTAACTCCTAGACGGAATATCAAGGTGATTGACTCTGGACGAAAGGTTAAGGATGTAACCCCTATTAGGATTTTGGAGCTAGTATGACAGCTATAACTATATACTTGAATCGCAATGATCCCAAGGACATCCAGATCAAGGATCCAGATGGGGCCATAGACCTCACCACTATCACCAGAATAGATTTAATTAAAGAAGGTTGTAGTCTAATCATCTCCTCATCGACTCCGGAGGAGTCAGGGATGTTTGATTGGACTGCAGGGAATGGGATCTTAAGATTGGAGTTGGGGGCCCTAGACATAGAGCCCGGCACGTATACATTCACTCTTATGCTGTACTCAGCAACTTGGCCCCTTGGGATTCCCTGGAATAAGCTGACCATTTCCTTCGTGGATATTTGTCCCGTCTAGTGGGATTCCTACATTACATTTTGTAACATAGAAGATTGGAGTTAGATATGTTTAGATTCCTAATGGTTCTCATCATTTGCCTGTTGCCAGCAGTTGGCTGGAGTGCCCCTCAATATTCCTACCCTGCTAAGGCAGCCCCTGTAGCTGGGGACAAGGTCCTCATTGTGGATTCTCAGGATAGTTGGAGAACTAAGAATGTCCCATACTCTACATTCATCGCTGGATATATGATCTATCCAGGGGCTGGAATTGCTGTTAGCACTGGTAGTGGATGGGGAGCAAGTTATAATCCTTCCTTCACAGGGGCCACTTACTCCGGGACTAATTTCATTACAGCAATCCAAACACTTCTCACTCTTGAGGACGAGGCCACTAGTGTTAACATTTCCACCTTTGGTTTGACATTCCTCGATGATGCTGATGCTCCTGCAGTGAGGGCTACTCTTGGTGCGGCTGGTCGCAAGAAGACTTTCCAACAGAGATTCCTATCCACCTCCACTCTAGTGGCTACGGCCGGAGCTAAGACTAAGACCCCAGTGGAGATAGACTATACTACCGCCGACATAGGATGTAATGCATCAGATACACTGGGGATCTCGGTTAAGACCTCCCCTTCCATAAATGGAACCTACTCTGAGGTGGGAACCTTGAGTTTGTCCGGAGTTAGTGTAGCCAGCGCAGTGGACATTTCCTCCTGGGCTAACACAGCTGCCGGGTCTTATGTAAGGATAGATTTGACTGGAAGCCCTGGTGCTGCAATCGACTGCACTGTGGTGCTTGAAGGATTGGAGATCTAATATGATCCCTGATTTTCCAGGAGAGATTTGGAGACCCATTCAGAAGGCTGGATGTGAGGGACTTCATATATCCACTATGGGCAGAGTAAAGTCTACTCGTAGGAAGAAAGAGAAGTTGGTTAAGACGAAGATGGCTTCCCTAAGTAGTGGGAGGGATGCCTCCCTAGTTGCTTGTAATCGGGATTGTTACATCCAAGTGCATATGGAAGTCCTCAGGGCTTTCCGTTCTAATTCTGACAATGATGTTAGGTCAATCTTCCTTGATGGTGATAGAGAGAATTGTAAGCTAGAGAATTTGATGTGGTATGGTAGGGAGTATTTGGTGAAGAAGGCTATTGAGATGGCACTCTTAAGTACTAATCCAATTGCTGAAGACTTTCTCCAGTTCTGGCATGGAGACACTAATTCTCTTAATGGATGGATCAAGGGGCAACAAACTTCTGTTAGAAGATTCCTGAGGGATCGCTTAGATAGTTTTTCCGTACCTTACTATATAGATACTGAGGATCTCTCTCAAGAGGTAATGGTAGCAGTGTTTGTTAACCTAAGGCGGGGCATGATAGAATCCCTCGATCATCTTCAAAGTTGGGTGTTTGGGATTGCTAAGAATATCCTTGCTAATGGAATCCGTGACATATTACCAGCTATATCCATGTTTCAAGATGGTGATGAGGGAGAGTTTAATATCTTGGATACCAGTGGCTGCTGCCATAGGTCTGCGGAGCTTCAAGCTATATATAATGAGAGTAGATTATGAAGAGAGTAGTGGGACTCCTTATATGGGCACTCCTTCTGATTCTGGCCCATCCAGTGCTTGGGGCTAGTATTCATGTCGAGTGGGAATTTACTCTTATCTCAGATGGAGTTGCAGGAAGTGGATTCAAACTGTACCAGGAGGGAGTAAGTGTCTGTCAGACGATTGATCCACAGAAGAGGGAGATGGACTGTTATGTCACCCTTCCTGCATCAATAATATCTTACACTCTTACGGCAACATTTGTAGATGGGACAGAGAGTCCTCATTCAATTCCGTATCAGTTTGTAACTAGAAAGAAGAGATTCCGCGGAGATTCTGGGAACCTTATAAGATTCAATATTCAGTAACACAGATTCCTATATTACATTTTGTAACATAGCACAAAGGAATTAGATGAACCTAGACGCGATGAATCAGGAAGAGTTGGATGCCATTCTCGCATCATGCATTCTTGATATTAAAAATACTTGTGGGATCATCTTCCCGGATATATTCTATGCCACCTTCTCTACATTGCATCAGCAGATCTTTGATCTAATCAACTCCGGGGCAAGGAAGATAGCTATTGCAGCTCCTCGTGGTATTGGAAAGACGAGTATTGCACGAGCTATTGTAATGCGAAGTATCTTGTTCCGTCTGCAACGATTCATAGTATACCTTAGCAACTCTGCCACTTCGGCTGAGATGCAGACTGAGAACTTGAAGAGAGATCTAATTGCTAATCAGCAAGTTAGGAAACTCTTTGGAAACATTAAGAATGCAATAAGTGGAGGAGATTCCATTGACGAGTCCTTTTCCAAGAGTTGTTGGACTGCTTTCGGGGAAACTTTCATTCTCCCTCGTGGTGCTGGCCAGCAAGTCCGAGGTCTGAATTGGAACAATCATCGTCCGGAGTTAGTCATTATTGACGATCTCGAAGATAAGAATGAGATTAAGAGTGAAGAGAACAGGAAGAAGCTGAAGGAGTGGTTCTGGTCCGATCTCATGAAGACTGAGGATCGGTACTCAGCAGGGTGTATCTTCATCTACATTGATACTATTAAGCATGAGGATTCACTCCTAGTGGACCTGATCGAATCACCTGAGTGGGCCAGTGTCCAGCTTTCCATATGCGATGACAACTACAAGTCCTACGATACTAACTACATGACAGATGCTGAAATCATGTTGGAGGTTGAGGAGCATAGGAGACTGGGGACCCTTGACGCATTCTACATGGAGAGAATGAATGTTCCTATTGCCAAAGAAGACGCTGTCTTCAAGCAAGAATATTTCAAGTACTTTGAAGATAACGGGGATCACCTTCAGCCAATAGATAGATTCGGACGTCCAGTCGGGGACCCTATCCGTACGTACAACATGCTGCATATAACTATAGTGGATCCTGCCAAAACTGTTAAGTTGCAGAGTGCAGACTCAGCCATTGTAACCTTGGCTGTAGACCGTACTAGTAAGAAGATCTTTGTAAGGGATGCAGTCTCTGGGAAGTTCTACCCTGATGAATTGTATGAGCAGATGTTCCTACAAGTTAGACAGTATTCCTCATTCATCCTTGGATATGAGGTGACTGGTATCAACCAGTTCATCATTCAACCAGTGGAGAATGAGTGTAGGGTTCGAGGGATTCATCCTCTCCTCATGGAACTCCCTGCAAAAGGAAAGAAGGAAGATAGGGTTGCCTCGTTGGCCCCTAACTATAGATTGGGATATATGTATCACAACAAGGCGAATTGTGCCAAGCTTGAAGGTCAACTCCTAGGCTTCCCTCGCAGTAAACTCTGGGACGTAATGGATGCTACTGCCTATATCACCTTCATTATGGAGAAGCATGCTGTGTACTTTGATCCCATAGATGGAAACGGAGAGGGTGAGATGCCTGAGGATGAGTTCGATACGTTGAGTGATGACCCGATGATGGGGCCTGCAGAGATGGGATTCCTCCTATAGAGGAATTGCTACGTTACATAATGGAACATAGGAAATAATATGCCAGCAATAATTCATGGAGATTCCAGGGCCTCAGACGGATCGATATATGCACAGAAGTTTGACTATGATTATCCAGATGGATTAGATTTGTCACCTGGGTCCAAGCTCCATACTAAGATTCGGGACGGAGTCCTTGAGAGGGCTCGCTCCAGTGCCAATGTAATGTCTGTACGGCATAACACTTGGAACAATATTGACTTCACACTTACTGCCTACATAGCACCAGACGACAAGGAGCGAAAGGTCAAGGATGAAGATTCTAGGAAGCCAGTTAGTATTGTATTTCCTTATTCTTACACAGTCCTCGAGACTCTCCTCTCTTATTATGTGGCTGCGTTCCTTCAGGATCCGATCTTCAGGTACGAAGGGAATGGACCGAGTGATGTGATTGGAGCCATCCTTCTTGAGAAGTTGATTGCTGTTCAGTGTACAAAGAATAAGGTAGGATTGAATCTTCACACTCAGGCCAGAGATGCCTTCTCATATGGATTCGGTGTGACTACACCTACATGGGTCAAGGAGACTGGGACTACTACGAGGACTGTGGAGAAGCCAGGCTTCATGGGATTTGGTACTAAGGCTGAGACAGTAACTGAGGACGTGACCTTCTTCGAGGGGAATGCTCTGGAGAATATTGACCCTTACCTTTACCTTCCAGATCCCAACGTTCCGATACATGAGCCTCAGAGGGGTGAGTTCAACGGGTGGGTTGCACCCTCGAATTATATGGATCTGTTGACTGCTGAGAAGAATGACTCCACGATGTTTAATGTGAAGTATCTTAAGAAGCTCACTGGGAAGAGGTCTTGTATCTTTGTCGGAGATAACTCTGGGCGTGGTGCTAAGTCTGGGATGAACTCCAGAACGAATGCAGCAGATGGAGTGACCAATAACTTAGACCGAATCAAGATGTTTATCAAGATCATTCCCAAAGACTGGGGACTTGGTGATGGAGAATACCCCGAGATATGGTACTTTGAACTTGGATCGGATGAGATAGTAATTTGTGCTAAGCCAGCCAATAATAGCCATAACAAGTTCCCGGTGAGTGTCATTGCTCCTGACTATGATGGCTACTCTATGTCCCCAGTCTCGAGGATTGAAATACTCCACGGAATGCAAGGAGTCCTTGACTTCATGTTCAACAGTCATGTGGCCAATGTAAGAAAGGCCATACATGATATGATTATCTATGACCCGTACCAGGTGAATTCAAATGATCTCAAAAATCCCTCAGAAGGAAAACTTATACGCTTACGTAGGCCGGCATGGGGCCGCGGAGTTAAGGACGTGGCCGCCCAGCTCAATGTCAGTGACGTCACTAGAGGTAACGTGGCAGACTCCACTTGGATCGTCCAGTGGATGGACAGGATATCAGGTGCTGATGCATCTATGCAGGGTTCCCTCAGGCAGGGAGGTCCGGAGAGGCTGACGTCTACAGAGTTCCAAGGAACTATGGGTGGGGGGATCAATAGGTTAGAACGGATCGCCAAGGTGGTTGGGATGCAGGGGATGCAGGATATCGGATCCTTCTTTGGACATCACAACAAGCAGATGATGACCATCCCTGCATATGTGAAGTTGGCTGGAGATTGGCAAGAGGTTTTGATTAAGGAATATGGGCAGGATATTAATCGGGGAAGGATTCAGGTATCTCCAGAGACTCTGGACATAAATTATGATGTGGTGGTTAGGGATGGTTCTGTACCTGGGGGGAATTACTCTTCCAGTTGGTTACAGTTGTTTCAAACACTGGCATCCTCTCCTGAGTTGGCCCAGAACTTTGACATAGTCCGAATCTTCACACATATAGCCCGGAACCTTGGGGCCAAGAATGTGAATGACTTCGTGAGGAGAGGTGGAGATATTCAGCCCAAGGTGATGCCCAATGAGGCTGTGGCCAATCAGGTGCAGCAGGGGAACTTAGTTCCCGTGGGAGGTGCGATGTGAGCAACTCATTGTTGGAAGAGATCCTTGCCCCGAAGAGAGACTACACTCCCAAGACCCTTCCTAATCAAATCGAGAGTTTTATGGAAGGTCAGTTGTATAGAGACTTCTTGGAGGAGATCAAAGTACGCATTGAAGATATGAGGGACTTCTATGAAGTCTGCCCCAAGGATAAGTACCTGGAAACTAAAGGCGCTCTTAGCGCATTGAGGTTGATCGGAGGGATTTTCACCGATCTATTAAACAATTCAGAAGAGGCTCTTAAGGAGCCGGAGGACAAGTAAATGGCTGAGGAGATTGAAGATGTCCAGGCTGAGGATGCGATGGCCCCTGTCAGTTTGGAAGATGAGATCGGAAACTTTTTGGATGATACTCCTGTTGTTGAAGACATAGGAGAAGTAGTGGATGAGCCCACACCTGAAGTACCACCCGAGACAGGAGACATGCCCGAGGGCACTGAGTCTGTTGGGGAGACAGTTGAGGTTGTGGAAGAGGAGGTTATTCCTCCTGTTGTGGATGAGGTTACTGCTCTTCGGGAGCAAGTTTCTTCACTAACTCAGTTGGTTGATACTCTCTCGGCCCCCAAAGTTGCCACTGAGGTAGCTGTGGAGCCTGAGATAGATCTCAAGGAGTTAATGGAAGCGGCTGATTTCGATGAGATCATGGAGCACAAGGATAAGTTCATGTCCTTCCTGGGCAGTGTGATTAAGGCAGCCAGTGCAGCGACTGCCAAGCATGTCCAGGGAATTGTTCCTCAGGTGGTGACCCAACAAACAAGTTTGGCCGAGGTAAGGAAGCAGTTCTATGATACCTATCCTGAACTTGGTGCTGTAAAACAGTATGTAGCAAACGTAGCGAATACCGTAGCTGCTGAGCACCCCGACTGGCAGGTTGGTCAGGTGCTTGCTGAGGCAGCAAAGGTCTCTAAGGCAGCATTGAATATTCAGGCGATCCCTCCCGTCAAACCCAAGGTAACTCCTCCAGTGTTACCTGGTGGTACGCAGACGTCGAGGAGAACGCCCCCGAGTAAGAGCTCACTGCAGAGTGAAATTGATGAGTTGTTGGATGATTAACTTAAAGGAGAATTACTATGGCAGGTGAAGGTAAGTTCATAGATGGTTTGATGGTTGGAAATGTAACTGTTAAGGGAACTGTGAGTGGAGACGGGAATGATGCCTCCGCTATTGTAGCCCTTACTGCAACTGCTACTCTTACAGCTGCTCAGAGTGGGAAGATCTTCACGCTGGGTACTGCAGGTGGATTTACTGTAACTCTTCCTGCGCCGGCTGCGGGATTGAATTATCAGTTCTTTGTCAAGGTAGCCCCCACTACTGCATACATTATTGCTAGTGCAGGTAGTGCTAATAAGATCTACGGGGTGGTTGCCAGTGCTGAGGATGCAGCTGGTTCGGTAGGCTGTGCGGCTGCTTCTGATACCATTACCTTTGTGGCCAACAAAGCTATTATTGGTGATAGTGTGAAGTTGGTATCTGATGGAACTAACTGGTATGCTACTGGCTTCTGTAATGTTCAGGATGCTATTACTCTGACCCAGGCAACCTAATCTTTCTTAGACAGGTAGTGTAGATTAACCCAACTTATAACAAATTTTAGTGAGGTAAATATTATGGCATTTTTAGGTATGCGTGGTACTGGTGACTGGGTAGCTGATCAGCGTCCGAAGAATTGGAGGGAAACAATCCTTTATCGTTATCCGAATGGGATGGCCCCCTTGACTGCAATCCTCTCCAAAATGACTAGTGAGAAGACTGATGATCCGGAGTTCAACTGGTGGACCAAATCTCTCCCTAATCAGAGGGCGACGGTTACTGGAGTCTATACTGACACGGGCCTGAGTGTGGCTTATGTGAGTGGTGGTGTAGCTGGGACTATGGTCTATGTCAAGATGAGTGCAGCTGATATCTCTCACTTCCGTGCTGGTCACCAAGTACTCCTCCGTGACGCCAGTGATCTTACAGTAGATGTTAATGTCAAGGCTACAGCAGTAACTGTTAATGGAGCATCTTCTTATGTCTCATGTCTCCTGTTGGAAGCTGATGACAACTCCACTCTCGGTGACCTGAGTGATTGCGATACCGCTCTGATCGTGGGGAATATCAATTCTGAGGGCGCTGCTATGCCGGATGCCATCGCGTATGATCCGACTAAGTGGTACAATTATACTCAGATTTTCCGCACACCTCTTGAGATGACCAGGACTGCGATGAAGACTCGTCTCCGTACAGGCGACCAGTACAAGGAAGCCAAGAGAGAGGCTCTTGAGATGCATTCTATTGAGATGGAGAAAGCCTTCCTCTTTGGAGTTCCCTCGGAACGTACTGGTGACAATGGCAAGCCTGAGCGTACTACACTGGGCCTGATTCCCGCCATCAAAGGTGGATATAATGGAGTAGTTACTGCAGGGCTGGTCAAGAACTATGCCCTTGATACTGACTTCACCGCTGACACTTGGTTGACTTCGGGCGAAGAGTGGTTGGATATCCAGTTGGAGCAGATCTTCAGGTATGGTGGACGGGAGAAGTTGGCCCTCGCTGGATCTGGCGCCATCCTGGGAATCAACAAGTTGATCAAGGCCGGCGGTAACTTCGATTATTCTTCGGCCACCGTTGATTATGGTATCAAGGTGACTCGGTGGGTTACTGCCTTCGGCGAGATCAACCTGATGACTCATCCGCTGTTCTCCTTTGAGCCGACCACCAGAAATTCTCTGGTAATCTTCGAGCCCAAGGACCTCAAGTTCCGCTTCATCGACGACACGATGTACAAGAATGATACTTCGATGGAGAAAGGTGGGTGGACCAACAGGGATGGTATCAAGGAGGAATATCTGACTGAAGGGGGATTGGAGTATCACCATCCGGATGGTTGGGGCTACCTGAATGGCATCGGCATCGACAATAGTCTGTCTGCTGGCTGATAGTGGGATAGTGTAGGACTTATGTGGAGGGGTCTGAGTGGCCCCTCCATTGCTATATTACATTTTGTAACATAGGAATCAAAATGAATCTTAAAGAAATTCGCAAGATGTTTGTCGAAGCCACAG